TCATCATTAAAGACAGCTACATCTAAATTACCTACAGTATTAATGTAAGTTTCAATCTTGGTAATATAACCGTCAGTTGGAAAGACCTCATCAAATATATATGAATAATCATTTGTTGAAGTTCCACTACCATCCGCAGGTTGAGCATCACATCCGTGCCAATAAGCAGCAAATGGAGTTGTGCTTGATGAACTTGATGAACTACTTGTGCTTGTGCTTGAACTTGAACTAGATGTTGAACTACTACTTGAACTAGATTTTGAACTACTTGATGTTGATTCTGATGTTGAACTTGAACTTGTAGATGAACTCGAACTCGACCCACTTGTATAGTTAATAACTAATTCAGCAGCTTTGGTTGTTCCAAAAGTATAATCATAAATAAAACCCGCTCCACCTGTTGAAGATGCAGATTTTCGATAGAAAAACACCATTGCTTCATTTGAATAAGCATAAGTATTAACCAATTCTTGAACTATAGAAGCAACATCAACTGCATATAAATCAAATTCTCCTGGTGTTGGAGTTTGTGAATCTATAAGATTTGTAATGGTAGTAGTTTCAACATTAGAAGCAATATTAGCTGTTCTATCTACTAAATCTCCAGGCGCAGTAGGTGCATTGGGATCGTTTTCATCAAAGGCATAAATTTTAATTTGAGGATTGGTTCCGGGCGCAATAAAGGCACCAGAACCAGCATATAAATTTAAAGTAGCATCATCAATAGTTGCAGACTGTGGGATTGTTATACCATCAAATCTAGTAAATGCATTAATGTTATATATAACCACAACAGGGGTAGATATATCAAGATTTATTACAGGGTTAAATGTTGTTGAGGTTCTGAATATATTTTGAGTAGTTCCTGGTGTAGTAACTTTAGCATCCCAACCATCATCCGCGGTTGAACCAACACTCACTTGAACATCAGCATCAATCAATATAGGATATGTAACAGAAGTTGAATCAGATAGAACTCTTGTAAGCGGATCTCTTACTTTAACTGTATCTGTAAACGTATCTGTTAAATCATATTGTTTTACAGCTTTCCCTGTGGTTGATGATATAAATTTATCTTCGACCCCTTTTTCTCTTTCACTTATAGTTATATTACCACCGGCATCCTTACCAGCAAGATTGTCAACTATATTTAATTCTTTTTTAGCATCATCTTCAACAACTGTAAATGTAATATCTTTAGGAGCATTTTCAGATTTTAGTTTCTTCCAGACACGAACTCGATATGGTCTGAACTCCATTATAATATCTAAATCTGTATCAACATTTTCCCAAGTAACAGTATTACCTTCAACAACTGCTTGTGGAAACTCACCAATCTCATTCTTTCCAACTTTGTTTAACTTAACATCAATTCGTGAACCATCTCTTTTGGAAACAATTGAATAACCTATACCAGGAAGCAAGGTCATATCATAAATATTCTTTTCAATCTTTCCATTAACAATTGACATATCAATTTCTTGCCAATTGTCCTTATCATCTTTGTAATGAATAGGAACTCGACTAGCAGCTAATGTAAACGAACCATTCCCTTTATCAAAAGTTTTGGAGCATTCTTGTCGAAGATCTATAACTTCAGTATAGAGTTCTGCTAATTTTTTATATTCCAGGGATCAATTCCTCCGATTTGAATCTATTTTTATCTGGGTCAACAAGGGCAACAGCTTCATCAATATAAACATCTGTATTGATAAATTCTGCTATACCTTCAATTATTGGTCTTGGTTTTTTAAGTAATTCATTGTAATTGACTTCAAGAAAATCTATTTTATGTTCACGCAACCTAACTCTTTGAGTTGCAAGTGCTGATCTTAAATAAGCAACATCAACTCCGCTTGGTTTATAATATGCCATTTGACTCTGGCGTATTTCTTCAACATCTCTGCTCATAAATACAACCTTACAGGGATACTTTCTTAATATCTCCCAACGTATACCTTGAACTGGTATGATCATTTTACATCCTGAATATGGTTGTTGAAATATCTTCATCATATATGTGAATTGATCTTCAGTTATTTCAAAGAATCCTTCTGGGTTTGCATGATAATCACCATACTTCTTTTCAAACCTTTCATCTGTTGCTTTCTTTTTATCCTCAAACTCTGACGTATGGATCATATTGACTCCAAGTTTTTGTAATATGTTTGTGGTCAGAGAGGTGCCTGACCTTGGTAGACCGAGAAGGAAGACATTGAACAAGCGATCTCTCTCGACTATATCATCGTCTATTTCTTTGAATTGAATGTTTAATACTGTTGCCATAAGTCACTCCTTATTATATTACAAATTCCATAGTTAGAGTGCATCTGATTTGCCACAGATTATCAAATACAGGTGTTTTTGTAATGTTATCTGCTGAATACACTTTAACTTGGGACTCGTAAGGCATTGTAGTTTGGAAATAATACTGTCTTCCATCCTTTGTAGCTAGCAATATATCTTCTAATTCATCTGCTAACGCTTTAGTCATAGGCACAAATTCAGTATCCCATTGTTCTTTCAATGCTACATAACCATCACCTGTTATTTGTTTATAACCATCACCAAATATTGTCTTCTTGATATATGGCGTTATTGTTTTAGTAGTATTCTTGGTCATTTTATATGTATCTTCATCTAATACAGTTACAGATGCAGATGATGAACTTGTGCTCGAACTTGATACACTTGAACTGGACTCTGACTCTGAACTAGATGATTCAGAACTTGAACTTGTGCTCGAACTTGAACTTAATGATGAACTGGAAGATGATGAACTCAAACTGCTACTTGAACTAGAACTAGATTCACTTGAACTTGAAATAGAATATGAACTTGTGCTACTGCTGCTACTACTTAATGATGAACTTGAACTTGAACTCAAACTTGATGAAAGAGAACTAGAACTTGAACTGCTCAATGATGAACTTGAACTAGATAGTGAACTTGAACTTGATGAACTAGATAGTGAACTTGAACTCGAACTTGAACTGCTTGATGAACTTGAACTCAAACTACTACTTGAACTAGAACTTGATGAACTAGATGATTCACTACTACTTGATGATTCTGAACTTGAACTGCTACTACCCGATGAATCACTACTTGATGAAGATGATACACTACTACTTGAACTCCAACTATCAGAATAAGATGACGAACTTGACTCTGAACTTGAAAGTGATGAACTACTTGAACTTGAACTACTACTTGATGATTTAGAACTTGAACTCACACTTGTTAAATCAATTTCAATCAATACACGGAATTGAATTTCTCTTGTTCCTGATTGATTTGTAAATGTAGATGGAGCATCATCTCCAATTTGATCTCCAGAGTCATACCAATAACCTAAACCAGTCGTATGAATCCTATCTATAAGACCTGAATTACTATAGAATCCAACATATTCTCCTGCTGTAACTGGCAAAGCATCATTAGCAAAATCACTTCCTGAATATAAATTATTCAAACCACTCGTTAGAGCAATCCCTTGAATGTAGTTTTCATCCGTATAACTTGAACCTGATTTTGAGAAAGTAGAAATATCAAATGTTCCTGCTGTATTTACATATGCTTGAATTTGTTTGATATATCCTGATAATGGAACTGCTGCACTACCTGGAGTATTAGGAACGTATGTATAATTAGCTACAGTTGTTTCAGGTTTATCATCTGGTTGTGCAGGACATCCATACCAATAAGTTGATGGTTCATATGAAGATTCAGACTCTGAACTAGATGAAGTCGAACTTGATGACTCTGAAGTTGAACTTGAACTTGACCATGAGTCTGAACTACTTGATGTAGATGAACTTGAAGTAGATGAACTTGAACTAGATCCATCATAATCCATATACATAGACCAATCTCTACTATTATAACTTCCAAATGAAAGAACATATAAATTATTTGGTGAATTATAACTTGAATAAAAAGGATCAATTCCACCTGCTCCTGCTAATGTATCATATCTAATTTCAAGAGGACCTGCTCCAGTTACATTTAAAACAAAACCAATATAATAAACACCTGGTGATAATTTAAATGTATGATTAAATGTAACTTCTTTCCACGCCCAACTTGTATTACTAATAGATGTTATATTACTTACTGCTTGATATCCGCTTTCTGTATAAAGAATACCAGAATTTGCACCACTAGAACTATTATAATCCCATATAACACCCTTAACAGAAGCAACATCACCAGCATCTCTAACTCTACAATAAATATTAAGAGTATCAACTATAGTAATCGGATCGGTGGCAACTACTTTTAAATATAAAGTATAATTTGAGAAGTCTTGATATGTTGATGCTTTAATATCATTGTTGCCTAGTATTGCCATAATTACTCCTTATGTTAATTTGCCAAGTTTTACGCGCAGGTTCCCTTGATCATCATAAACTGTAAATACATCGTTATCCAAATCAAGTTTGGTTCCACCGTCATCAAAATTTGCTGATTGAATTACTCCTGCTGTCAATAGACCAACATCCGCAGTTAAAGCAGATAGATAATCAATAACTAACTGTGCTGGAATTATATAATATCTATATGCTAATTGATAAACATCAGTTAGAGTTAGAGTAAACATTTTTACATATCTTGCTCTTACTGCCAGTGGGAATTTTGCTTGATTATGTTCACCTGGGATCCCATCTATAGTCCAATAGTTTGTTTGAGCATCACTCTCATCTGTAGCTTCAATTAATCTTCCGTTAGAGTCAAGTGTATGATCTCCCTCTGCTTTCAAATAAGTCCAATCATCTCCATTTGCAGAATAACCAAAATAAACTTGACTTGTTGAATTAGAACACCAAACAGATACAACATCTACGTGTTGAACTGTTAATAAATCATACTGCACCCACGATGTTGTATCAAAGGATAGGCCACCCGAGTCAAAAACACTATCCACCAATGATTCAAAATCTGGTATAGGATATTGTGGACTGTTTTCATCTGTTATAACGATTTCACCCTGTTGTAAGCTGGCATTATTATATGCAGTTTCTAAATATCCTTGATCTTTCCACCCCTGAACTGTAGTATTAGGAATTGTATATAAATATGTATAATTTACATCTGTTCCATCCTCACCAAGATATTCAACTTCTTCACTATTAAAGAAACCATTTGACGGTTCATCAATATAATTTTGTATAATTATATCTAGTGCAGTCGTATCAACCTCTGCAATTATTCCATCTACTATATCTTGATATAATGCCATTAGTCATACTCCTTAAAAATCATTTTTTCTATAGTCCATGATTTTTTATAATCTTTTTTCTTTTCTAACTTGGGTGTGTCTTCAAATAATGCTTTATATTGTATTACTGGTAAAGACATTCCATACTCATATGAAACAACTTTATCCAATCCAAATGAATTAACAATGTTTCTTGCATTTATCTCTGTGAAATATAATATATTACCTTGACTCATAAAATCTATTCCAGCAATTCCTCTATAACCATCCTCATACATTACCTTACCAATCTCTTTTGATGTAACCTCAATCTTATCTTTTAAATCTCTTGTAAGTTCTATTGGATATTTACCTCCAACAAATTTAACATCATTTTTAATAATTTGTTCAACTGGTGAAGTTATAAATACATAACCATCATCAAATATAACTATATTTAAGGAAATATTCTTATCCTTTTTAATATAATCAGTTATAATAATAGGATTTATTTTACTGAATGAATCAGTATTTGAATTTATATAATCTTGATCATGTTTTTCTGGGTTATATATTAAAGTGTTTATACCACCATATCCCATAGTTTGAGTTATACATACCTTTTTATTAATTCTATTGATTAAATTATTTAAATTTGGAACACTATAATAGTTAGGTATTAGAGTAACATCTTTTAATTTATCTCTTTGATATAGTTTATTATCCCATGTTAACCATTTCTTATAATTTTCCATTGCAACTATTTGGCATTTATCAACAAAATTACTAATCATATTAAAATAAGGGAATATAATATCATAATAATCAATCTCACATCCATTGCAATTTTCCAAGTGATAGGTTTTCATTTTTAGATAATCACCTAACTTCTTACCAAACGAAAGATATTGTAGTGGTCCCAAGAAGAAAAATTTATTATTCATTTATTCTCCTATCGCTATATATTTAAGTGAACCATTAGCAATTATTGTTGTTCCAGAAATACCACCACTTGATGATGTTATATAGCTAGTTGTAACTTTACCACCTCTATCAGCAAATCCAACATTAGGACAAGTTTGAGTGCTATACCCATCTCCAACCCAACCAACATAATTATAATAAATACCATATGAGGATACTGATCCATTATATGATACTGACCAACCCGCTACTCCTGTATTCTTCTTGGTTGTAAGATTTCCAGATGTAGCTACATGAACTCCATTAACATACAATCTTATATTAAATGTAACTCCCCACCAATGACATTGATCTCCTTTACTATCACCATAATAAGACCAACAATATGAATGTGTATTTCCTGTAACAGTTATAGAGTTTTGTGTTGGTGATACTACACTTGCTGAACTACCTATCCAATGAGCTGTTGGTAAACAAGCAGAAGCAGGAGTAGATGTATATGATTGCCCAAAATTTCCAGTTGATGATTGAACAATTGGCCCAAATCCACCACCAGAACCACTACCAGGACCTAATACTAATTGTGCTTTTGGATGGAAGTTCCAAGTCAATCCATTTCTTATTATTGCACCAGTATTTAAAACTAATGTTTGAGTTTGAGTTTGCCTATTTGCTTGATAAACATCTATATTATCATATGATAAAATGATTTCTGGTGTTTGCTTCCAAATACCTGGTAGTGTATATGCTCTACCATCAGCAGGATTACAAATACCAGAAACAACTCTCTTAACACTTTTATATGTTTGGTGTTGTGCTCCATCCCAATAAAAGAATGTAAGGTTTCCATCTTTCAAAACAGCATAATCATTTGCAGCTCTTCCACCATCAGGTGACACAAAGATTGCATTTTCATCACCATCTAAAATAATATTGTCACTACCAACTACAACCTTACCACCCTCAGAAACATTTATTGATGAACCTGCATAAATATCACCACCATCAATTTTAGTTTGATCACTTGGATGAGTCCAAGATGAATTATCTGTAGCTGTTGCGGGTGGTTTAGTTCCTGTAATATCAGGGTATGCAACTGAATCTTGAGTAGCTAAATTACCCTGCCCTGTAATGCCAGCAGCAGTATTAATTGAAGTTCTATCAGCATCAGCAGGTGGTTTAGTTCCTGTAATATCAGGGTATGCAACTGAATCTTGAGTAGCTAATGCACCTGCATCTGTATTTGCAATACCTGTAGTTCCTGATCGAAATGTTACAACACCACGAATATTCAATGCTCCTGTTTGACCATCCCAATGTAGTTCAGGTTCAGTTACTCCACCCAACCTTAATTCTTCTTGCCCTTCATATAAATTGATAATCATACCATCTGTATCAGTTGGGTTTGGACTCTGAATGAGTCCTGCTGCAACAGTTCCTAAATTTGCAGAGATAGCAGCTAGATTGTTTGCTACAATTTGTTCAGCAATAACTTGATCTGCAAACACTAACTCATAAATAGTTGTAGTATTAGTTAATATGAATAATCCTAACTCTTTAGCTACAAGTCCTTGTGGGAATAGAGCAGAATTAATACTGCCTGCTCCTGCACTTGCAGTCCAATAATTAGCAATAGCATCTGCTGCATCCGTAGCTGCTGCAAGTCTACCACCTGTATATAGTGCATGAGTTGATCTTGCCTTTAAATAATTCCACGAAGTATCATTTTGATCTTTATAACCTATATAACAATTGAATGTTTTATTCGCCCAGACAGAAACTCTATCTTGAATAGACTCCATTGGGAATGATACACTAACCCAATCACCGCTATCATATGCTACACCACCAGAAGCATTAACATGATCATATAGAGAAGCTAACTGTGCTGTGGTTCTTGAATCATTATCAGTCCAAGTTAATCGCTCTGTCAATTCACCTTCAATTGAATCAGCAGCAATCTTTAAAGGAACACCATTAACAATATCAGACCTAAATCCAACACCGAATACATCCCAAGGTTTAACAAACACTCTATATGTAGTATCAGGATCAAGACCATATTCAAAATGAACAGTTGTATTATATCCATGATCTCCAACCACAGTTGTTGGAACTGTATTAGTATCAAGGAATACTTCGAACTTCTCCATATCATTATCAGCAGGTGTTATATTACTCCAATCAATCTTTAAACCATTATATACGTTTGTAACGCTTGGAGTTAGACTTCTCATATCAGGAGCAGGATTTCTTGCATATCCATTTGGAATTAACGCAGGTGTTACAGATAGGTTTCCATATATATCCCTACCTTTCAATTCAAATTTTATATTCCTTATTGGAGTCCCGTTATCAAGTTGATTCATTGAATATGTATAGATGAATTTATTATCAGTAGTCCACTCATATCTTAAATGAACATCCCCTGTTGTCAACACTTCAATTTGATAATCTTTTAATGTAGTTAGAGTATTATCAACTAACTCTGCTGCATGCTCTGGTAATGCTGATGTTGAATCTGTTGGTAATGCATCTCCAGTTACTAACTCAAGTGCATCCCATTCAATCTCACAGTTTTTACCATTGAATGTCCAATTATTAGGACCATTTATAACTTTCAATCCTGTAATATCTGAAGGAACTGAAGGATCTGCATAAATTACAACTCCAGTTAATTCTAACCAAGAGGACTGAACTCCAAGACCTCTTGCTCTTACTCTAAAATCATATGTCCCACCTTCAATAGGTCTGAAATCATACATATTATTAACAGTTGTAACAATATCTGAATATGCTCCGCTCTGATCTTTATTTTGAACTTCATAATGTGAAAATCGAGTATCTGTTGTATGAGTCCATGAAAAGATTGCACCAAATAATGAATTTTCACCATCAATATATGAGTATTCTTCAACCCAAGGATTAGTTGGTGCTGTTATTGGAGTTGATGTATCAGGAACTGTTGTATATGGTAGAGGATCAAATGTCTTACCTTCATCTACTCTTGCGAATTTGTTAGCATCATAAAATACAGCATTGATCTCATATGTATTACCTTCTAATTCGGTTATTCTTACAACTCTAAACTCTCTTGGATATACATTTGTAGAAGTCATTATCCAAACAGAATCAAGTTGAGGAACATCCGCAGAAGCCAATTCACTCTTTAAATTAATAACTGTATGTTCATTACCATCTGGATTATTAGTTATTTTTAAATCTTCTTGAATTGTTCCATCATCTTTTATTAATGAAATTGTATATATTTCACCTGGTTTCAATACAACTCCAACATCAAGAGTTATTTGTGTAGTAGAGGCAACCACAACTCTTCCACCCATTCTTTTATTAGCATAATGATTGTCGGCAACAGATACAATTGAACCAGGAAGCACATCCATTTGATCAAGACCACATTTATAACTAACAATTTGAGTTTCATTCTGTTCGGTTTCAAGAATCCATTTGCCAAATCTATATGCTTGACCTCTACTTGTGCAACCATAAGCTACAACATCAATAGGTCTATAACCATATCTTTTAATACCATCAGCATCTTCAACCGATTCAACTGTTAATTTATAAGAGTCATTTGGGTCATTCCAAGATACATTAGCAACTGTATGTCTTCCTTTTAAAGAGGATCCTTCATAAGCAAATACACCATCAATAACATTTGAATTTGTAACTAATTTTGTTGGATCTTTAGGATGATCTTGTGAAATTGTTGCATAACCACTTGCCCACATTGGCATTGCTCTAAAGTTTGAGGCAATCATATTGATTGCATGAATGGCATCTGCTCTACTTGACATAACTCCATTGAATGTAAATCTTGGTTCAACAGAACCATATCCATCATCAACTATTTCATCACAATATTGAGCTATTGTATATAAAGACCACTTATCAACAAGTGTAGGATCCAATCCTAAACCATATCTATCATTAGTTAATAAATCATAGTATACCCAAGCAGGGTTATTACACCAAGTAGCAGTTTGAAATGTTCCATTCCATACAGGGGGATATGTAGCTGCTGTATTTGTATCAATATTATAAGGAGTATAACCAGTTGGTATTAATATTTCCACACCATCTAACTCATATGCCCTTGATGGAACTTGACTACCAAATAGTTGTGAATTTAATGTAATACCTATTAATGCTGAATCAGGATATATAAGACTTCTATTAATAATTTCTGTATATGTTGCCCAATATAAATCCCATTGTTTTTTAACTGAATCTGCATCTTCACTGACTCTTATAACCTTGATGTTATAAGGAAATGTTCCTGTCCCATATTGAGATATATTTTGAATTTTAACACTGAATTGATATGCGGAAACACACTTGCCATATTTTGTGCCTGAATGAACTAACTCATACCCACCACCAGCACTTTGAACATAAATTTCATAAGCAATTGTGGTTTTTATAATATCACCCAAATCTGTTTGTTCAAATAAAGAAGGAATATGTAATGTAACTCTAATATCTTCAACATCAGATGAAGTTATAGATCTTACAATTCCACCACCTAATTTTGTAACTTTTGTATTAACAGTCTTTTCAGATTCGGATGATTGGAAACCAGCTAATGATATTGGAGTTTGAATCCCAGAAGGACTTCCATATTTAAATTCAGTTTGAACTCCCTGAAAAGCATATTCATCCAACGAAGATTGTAACTGAACATTATTTATATATATTGATTTATCGTCATTAACCAAACCTTTAATTTTACCTTCACATAATAAATCAACAAATCTAATATGTGATCTTGATTGAAGTGTGTTTTCATCTTCAAATGGAATATAAGGATCTTCAGCATCAGGAGCTCCGCCACCAGAACCAGAGATATTTAATTTTTTTATATTTTTTTTAGGCATTTATACAACAACCTCCTCTATATCAAGGGCAGATGAAATGACTGTTGAACCTACTCTCATTCTCCCATAAACAATAGGTAGACTTCCTCCCTGCTCAATAGTATTAGTTGCACCATCAAAAATAAATGAAGGTCTTTCTTCCGGTTTTTCTCTCTGACCATAATCTGCCACTTTAGGAACTGGGGTTAACAATTGAACAATACCTCCAAACACCATAGCACCACCCATCATCATCATTTGTATACCTGTTCTTTTGTCGCCATAAACAAACATAAGTGCGCCAGCTACAATTAAAACCACTCCAAGAATAATAGTTAACCACCCTGAATTACCACCTGCTCCTTCTGTTGCTGGAGATATATGAAAATCCCCTTTTTTGAAATTCATCCTTACTGTATCATCATTTAAAATATCACCATTATCTAAATCTTCACCACGAACAACTCTATATTTTCCTTGGGGGTTAATCATTTTAAGGAATTTACCTTTTGTTTGTGAGGATATAGCTCTTATTGCTTCACCAACAGATTGAACATCCAAAGTCCATTTCTTACCGAACTCTTCTGCTAACTCTCCGTATAAAAAAATATCTCTTAACATCCTGTATACCTCAAATAACCACTAATGAAATTTTTATATTGTCCTATTTGATCTCTTTTTGATAAATGTCCTACTATGTGATGAAGGATTAATCCTCTATCTAAAATAACACCTGAATGATTAACAACAGGTGCATCTATTTTCATAAACACTCCATCTCCCGGTCTCACGTTAGAGATCTCAATCTTTTTAAAACCCACTTTTTTGAAGTTATCTTCAAGTAATGATGGATCTGTTTTCCACCACTTCCATTCTCTTGGAATATTTTTAATTAATATCTTTTTTTCAATTCTATAATAATCTCTCACAAGACTGAAACAATCATATACCCCATGAAAAAATGATCTACCAATTAAGTCTTGAGGTTCAAGTTGATCACCCCAAAATATAGTATCTCTGGGATGTCCATTTTTCATATTTATAATACCCCAAGGTTTTGCAGTTGCAATCTGTTGTTGCATATCTTTCTTTGATGCATGAGGATAATTAATATGAGAATGAACAATACAATCTATTTCTTTTTCATATTGTATAAAATAACTTGGGTCAATTTTAAAATCAGTTTCTTTATTCTTTGCAAGATTTTTCATTGGAATATATTCATTTTTAATAAAAAATCCACATGATTCTTTAGGAAACTCGCTCACTGCGTGCTGTTTTGCAGCACCAACTAATTGTTTATCAAAGTATTCTTTCATTTTTATACCCTCAATTTTCCGACACTTGGATATGATCTGGTTGGTAACGGTTGTGGTTTAACTTGAACCCAATCTGAAATAGCATCCTGCCATTGCCATAATATATTTGGAATTATAACAATCTGTAACCAATAATCTCCATCTACTGGAGCTACTGGAGCTGTTTGATGGATTGTTATTGTTTCACCGCCTGATAATCTATTACAAGCATATCTTAATTCACAATCTCCAAGACGTCTTCCACAAACATCTTCAGAAGCAGTTGTTGTATAGTTTCCATTTTTTATGAAATAAGATGGACTTCCGGAATTTTCTTTTATATATGGGCAGGTAGCATCATCATAACTAAATGACCCATCAACATAAATTCTATAGTTATGTAAACAAGTGTCTCTTAAAATTTGTCTTTTTGGTAATTGAATACCCTCAAAATCCATATAAGCAGACAACTCAAATTGAATTGTAAATTTATCTTCTGCTGTTTTTCTTTCAATAACAAATATATCATATGGGAATGTTGCTGTTGGGTCTGCTTCTGATTCTCCATCAAGATATTTTTTGAAAGTCCTAATTCTTTTAAATTCAGCACCGACCATATCTTGATAATCTATAACATATCTTGAAAATGATAAAAGAACATTACTAACTGTTATTTTAGGTCTTGGGAGTTGACCGTCCCCTGATACTTCCCACCCTTCTGTTTTCATATGAATTGGTATGTAAGTTAACCCCCCAAAAACAATAGGGGTATTATTATCTTTAGTTACAGGAGTAAAATATAAAATTGTATCACCACCTATACCTGTTAAATCAAGTTGATACATTTCAACCAAACGTCCGGGTGATAATTCCTGTATATCAGATGCGACCTTTACATTAGTTGTCATGTGTATAGAACCTCTCAAATGTTGCTGTTATTTTAAACCAACCAGGTGATATAATTGTTTTATTCCAAGTTTCGCAAATAAATTCCTGTGTTGTAACCTCATCTAATGGAATCCATTTAAATGCTATATACCCCTCTTTTCCTTCTAAAAATGATTCGATGGTTAGAGCTCCTGTTGTATCAACAACCCAATCTAAATTCCAACTAGGAACCTCTGTATTGACTCCATCGGCAGTTCGTTGTTTAAATTGTGTTCCATCTATGTTAGCTACCAAAGTCCTTTTGAGACTATCTTTTGGAGATTGATATGTTGGGTTTATACTTGGGAATGTATCCATTTATTAATATCCCCTTTGAGTTTTATTCATCATACCACCAGGTCTCATTTCATTTGCTAAAACCATTTTAGTTCCTTCGATAACTGCTCTTTGAATATCTTTTGCTAACTTTTCTTTATCTTGATCTGAACCACCTGCACCGGACTGAACATTTATATTATTATTTACAACAACTCCACCTTGACCCCAAGCAGATTGTAATTTATTATTTGGAATGATTTTACCTGCTGTTCCTGGTGAAAATAATTCCGGACCTTTCTCTCCTACTAAATAACCTTTTCCTGATTGAACCGGTCCACCTGCTGCCTTTGGTAATCCTAAAAATGATCCAGACCCAGTAGATGATGCTGATGATAATGCTCCACCATATGTAGATGATCCTCCACCTGCTGTTGTTGTTCCAATTGATCCTGATCCTCCAGCATATGACCCAGCAACACCAGCAACAACACCAAAAAGACTACCCCAAACACTACCACCGCCGCTAGCTCCCATTGCACTCATTAGAGCATTATATATTAATTGTTTCATAATCATCATAGAAAGATCTTTTAGAATGCTACGCGCCATTTCTTTAAACGCTTCTTTTACATTTAGAGTTCCATCAATAAGTTGTCCCCACATATCTGACATCCCAGAAGATATCCTTTCTATAACCATCGTTGCCATCTTATGTTCTTCTTCCCATTGTTTTCTCATAAGTAATGCTTTCTGTGCTCTATATTTTGCTTCAATAGCAGCTTTTGCTTCTTCATTACCTTTATATTTTTCAATTTCTGCTGCCATTTTAGCGTCTAATTCAGCTAATTCAGCTGCGTGTAATTCTCTGAGCACTGCCATATATTTCGGATTGAACTCTGCAATTATACCAAGTTGTTTTTCATATAATTCTTTAGTTGCATCAAGTCTTTCTTTATTCTGATCTCTAAAGAACTGTTGTTTTTCTTGTGTTTCTTTTTTCTTTCTCGCTAATTCTAATTCTTCTTTTAATATTGGTATTTTTGCTTTTAGAACTTCTAATTGTTTTTGCTCTTCTGCGGTTAATACTTTACCATCACCAGCAGATTTGAGTAATAAATCATATTGTTTTTGATATGCTGCTATCTTTTCTTCATTTACTTTCTTTGATTTTTCAGAATCAGTCATTCTTAACTCATCAAGTTCATCTTGAATTGACTTATTAGCATCTTTTATAGTTTGAATATATTCTTTATGAATAGCTTCTTTATTAGATGTAGTTTCTTTAGCTAATTTTAATAGTAACAACTCTAATTCTTTTCTACCTTCATATTCTTTTTCAGCTAAAATAACTGCTTGGTCATATCTTAATTTTTCTTGAGCAATTTGAGCAGCTACAGTCGCACCAGTAGCAGTTAATATATTAATATTAGTTTCTTTAATTAGGTCAAGTAGTTCATTTTGTAATTCTGCTTCATCTTTATATATTTCTTTCTTCTTTGAAATTCTTTTTGCTTCTAATGCAGTTATTAATTCATCTTTTTGAATTTGAGTAGATTCACTCTCTTTAACTGCTCTTTTTTCCGCATCAATCTCCAAATCTATTTTATCAAGACTTGATTTTAAAATCTTTCCTTTTGCCTTATCTATATCAATATATATTTCTTTTATTATATCAGCATTTTTATAATATAGTTTATTTTGTGCTTGAAGAGTTTTCTTTAAGTTTTCTTCGTCCAGTGCATTATAATGTTTATTAACCACCGATGTCATTTCACGTTTGATTTTAGCCTTATTGGGTAAATCCTTATCATTTGGTAAATATGGTTCAAGAGCTTTTTTTCGGTTTATTTTTAAGTCTAATTTTTTCTTTTCTACAGGTTTTCCGACTACTGCTGTTTCTTCTTTCAATGCATTGATCTTTTTTAAAATTTGTTGAATATATTCTAAATCTTTTATTTCTTGACTTAAAGGAGGTTTAACTATCCCCTGCATTATTGCTTCATGCAGAGTTAAATTCATCTCTTTCAATTTTTCTATAATAAGAGGTAATGCTGTCAACCAAGATTTAAAATCAACTTCTGCCTTACCTTTCAGTATACTAAATAATTTTTCTCTTTTCTCAAGAAGCACATTTAAGTCCAGTTGATCCTGATATATTTTATAATAATCATCAGTTCCAACAGAACCCTTACCTGATACATTTTTTATATTTTTACTTGCTTCTTCTATTGCTTTTTGATTCTCTTTTATTTCACTATTTAACTCTTTATAGTCAGTAATAACCTGTTCCAGTTTATTTGAAGCTGCTTTCTCAAGGTATTTTTCCATTGCCTTTTGAGCTTCTTCAGTTCTCTTTTTAGTTAAATACCACGCAGCTGCAAGACCTGCAATAATACCAGCTGCAATCATCATAACTGGGTTAGTAAAGAAAAGAATAATTCCTTTAAGCGCCATAACAAGCTTTATAACTCCAGCACTTGCAACTTCAGCATTTGTCCCAAATCTTAATAACATTTTAGATCCACGAATGAAACCACCAGCTCCCATCAATGTTTTAACAAGAACTGCAGATTCTAATAAAGTTAATACTAATGTCTGTAAGGCAGCAACAACTCCAAATACCCAAACCGCAACCTTTAATCCCATTAATATTAATAAAATATTAACTATTGTCTCAATAAATGGAACTAATTCAGCAACCACCTCAAGAACCGATTTTAATGACAGTTTAAGAGTTTCAAATCCGTTTTTCATTTCATCACTATTCAATGATTTAGTTAAACCTTTTATAGCAGTAACCGCAACATCAAAACCACCTGATCTAGCAAATGCAACTGATAATGATTGCCAAGCATTTGTTAATCTGTTCATTTCTGCTTGTGCTGATTTGGTAGCAGTTGGTAACGCACCACCCACAACCTCTCTATATTTTGCTGCCCAATCTGGAAGAACTTGATCTGCCATCAACTTTCCTTCTTCCATTAGTTTAAGCAATTCTGTTGTAGTAACACCAACTGACATTGCCATAACCTGCAAAGCTTTTGGTAAACGCTCACCTAACTGTCCACGAAGTTCTTCAGCAGAGATTGTTCCCTTCTGAAGCATCTGGATTAGAGCTCTCATTGCTTGATATGAGTCATCTGCTGATAACTGGAATGCTGTTGAACCTTCAGCAACCGCTAACCAAATGTTTTTCATATCCATTAATGATAAGTTTGTTTCTTTAGCAGCAGCAAGTAATTGAGCATAACTTTTTACCTGATCTAAATAAACAAGACCAAGTCTTTCTGATTCTGTTCGTAAGAAGACTTGTGCTTGTTTTAATGTTTCTAATCCTTCTGTAGTAACATCAAGAGTTCTATTCCATCTATCAAATTGAACTGTAATATCAAAAATGCCTTTTATAACTTTTCCAAATCCGATAGTAGCAATAGTGGCAGCAATTGTTTTAAAAGAATCGCTTATTTTATTTGAAGTCTTTTTTGCCTCATCACCCATTTTCTTAAAAGAATCGCTAGCTTCTCCAGAAAACTTTTTAAGAGAGGCAATACCAGTCTTTGTATTGACATTTACTCGTAATTCTATATTATTTTTGCCAGCCATGTTTTTGCTCCTCATGTTGAACTTGAAGCGAAGTGGTTAAATATATTGTTATTTTTTGAATAATCTTTTGAGTTTCTTCTTTTGATATATTCTCCCACTCGAGAACCTTATCTATACCTTGGGCATTCAATCCGCCCATACCATCAACCATAAAGTTTGAATATTTAAATAAAATCTCCATTACTTCATAATTTTCTGGTATTATGGGGTTCCACCCACATTTAATACAATCAGGTATTTTTCCTTTACCCATCTCTCGACTTACTTCGATGCACTCTTGGCAACTGATTTCTCGCTCTTTGGCGTTTCTCCATCGGGCGATTTCGACAAGTTTTTTACTGATTTCTCACTGATGATTTCACTTCTCATTTCCATTGCTTTCTCAATTACAAATCCAATTAATTCTTGGAAATAATCATAAATCATTTTCTTATTATCAGCATCACACTTAATTGGCGCATCGTCCTCATCAACTAATCCTTTCCAATCTAAACAAACATAATTGAAATTGTCAAAGAAGTCGGTTACATTGATTTCGGATACTTCAGTGGAAGGCATTTTACTCATATTGAATAATGAAAAGGGACGGATAAGGACTTCAATTTCCTTATCATCTGGATATGTAAACCATCTTCCTTTCAATGGTTTGGTGTTAATTTTTCTCATCTTGTTTGGTCTCCTTAAATATAGATTTAATTAACTTTGAAGTCGGGAGACCACACTGAATACAATTTGGAAGGGTGTTATTCAAGTCCTTTCGA